ACCGTAACCCCTACACGTGTAGTACACGAAGAGAGTTATAACAAATGATAGGTCAGATCATAGGTGCAGTAGGTGGCTTAGCTTCTTCTTATCTTGATGGTAAGGTAGCAGTACAGAAGGCTAACGCAGAGATCCGTGTAAAGCAAGCCACTGGTGAGCTTGACTGGGACATTGCTGCAATGAACAGTACTCAGAATAGCTGGAAGGATGAGTGGATTACTTTACTATTTAGTATTCCTCTTATCTTAGCTTTCTGTGGTGAGTGGGGTAACCAGATAGTACAAGCTGGGTTCACTGCTCTTGAGTCTATGCCTACGTGGTATCAGTACTCACTGGGAGGTATCGTTAGTGCTAGCATTGGTATGAGATCCGTATCTAAATTCTTTACAGGCGGTAAGAAGTAACATGGCATACAAACTATCAAGTCGTAGCTTAGCTAAGATGGATGGCGTAGATGATAGTCTCGTGTCTGTAGTTAAACGAGCTATTGAACTAACTAAGGTAGACTTTGGAGTTATCTATGGTCTACGTACAGTAGAAGAGCAAGAGAAGCTTGTAGCTGCAGGTAAGTCCCAGACTATGAAGTCTAAGCACTTAGATGGACGTGCAGTAGACCTTATGGCTTACGTAGATGGTAAGGGCGTATGGGAACTGAATGTCTACGATGACCTCTGTGATGCAATGAAAGAGGCAGCTAAGGAGCTTGGTGTAGCTATCAAGTGGGGTGCAGCTTGGTCAGAGGGTGACATCCGTAGTTACCCTGGTACAGCTGAAGACGCTATGATGGCTTATGTAGATTTACGCCGTAGTCAAGGGCGCAGACCCTTTATTGATGGCCCTCATTTTGAGTTGATGTGATATGGCTACTACTAAAGATGTAGAACGTTTACCTAGTGGTAAGTTGAAGTACCGGGGTGAGACGTACCCAGGTTACAACAAACCTAAGAAGACCCCTGGTGGATCTAAGAAGAGTGCTGTCTTAGCTAAGAAGGGTGACCAAGTAAAGGTTGTACGGTTCGGTGACCCTAATATGTCTATCAAGAAGGACAACCCAGAGCGCCGTAAGAACTTCAGAGCTAGACACAGTTGTGATACAGCTACAGATAAGTTCACTGCACGTTACTGGTCCTGTAAGGCTTGGTAGGATGTGGTTAGCTATAGTAATGGTTTGTACTAACCCTAATGTTTCTTCTTGTCAAGTTACTGCAAAGAATCATAAGCTCTTTGAGAGCGAGCAATCCTGTAAGGTAGAAGCTAAAGAAGTGTCTGACTTGGTAGCAAGCAAGGGTGCTTACTCTAAGTGGGGGTGCTTTAAGATAGGAGAGGAAGCCTAATGGCTAAGTCAACAGTTAATGCTGCAGGTAACTACACTAAGCCTACTATGCGTAAGAACCTCGTAGCTAAAGTAAAAGCTGGTAGTAAGGGCGGTAAACCTGGGCAGTGGTCAGCACGTAAAGCTCAGATGGTAGCTAAGCAGTACAAAGCTAAGGGTGGAGGCTATAAGTCATAATGAAAGCACCTCAGAAATCACTTAAGAAGTGGGGAGATGAGAAGTGGGGTACTAAGTCAGGTAAGCCCTCTACTCAAGGTAAGAAAGCTACAGGTGAGCGTTACCTCCCTAAGAAAGCTAGAGATGCTTTATCTCCTGCAGAGTACGCCGCTACAAGTGCAGCTAAACGTAAGGGTACTAAGCAAGGCAAGCAGTTTGTAGCCCAGCCTAAGAGTATCGCTAAGAAGACAGCTAAGTATAGGAAGTAGTACTATGATGATGAGTTTGATGTTAGGGGAGCCACCTGAGGTAGACCCTAAGAACCGTGACCGTGCAGAGAAGTACTGGATGTATGGTGCTACTGCAGAAGAGCTAGGTAAAGCTTGGAATAAGGATGCTGACATTTCAGCCCTTAAGACTTGTGGTAACTGTGAGTACTTCGACAACCGTGCTCGTACTTTGAAAGCGTTAAACATTGAGTCAGGCTTGGGTGCGTGTACTAAGTTTGAGTTTGTGTGTAGCCAAGATAAAGCCTGCCAAGGGTGGGACTGTAAAGACATTGATATGATGGAAGAGGATTAAGACTATGATGAACAAAGGCATGAAAGCACTTAAGAAAGAAGCACCTGAAGTAGCTAAGAAGATGGGCTATATGGGTGGCGGTATGGCTAAGAAGAAGATGGGCTACAACAAAGGCGGCTCAGTACCTTGTGGTGCTTCTATGGCTGCTGAACGTCCGATGAAGAAGATGAAGTAATGAAATACTATCACAAATATAAAGATGCACTGGAAGCTAATGGCTACCGTGTAGATGAGCACGGCTACGTGTGGGACTCAATGGGTAACCAGTCTGCAGGTGAAGACAACTACGGTAACGTACAGAGCAAAGACCCTAACGTCACCGCTATTTGTATTGAACAGGATGAGGCTCCCCTATTGGCTAAGCTAGCTAATAAGGTTAAACCAAAGAAATCTAAAAAGGTAGAAGCAAAAGATGAGGATCTGGAAGTGGTACGAGCACGTGATGAAAATGGACATTTCATTGCTGACAACCCCGATACTCCTGATGTGAATGAAGCTTGGGTAGTTAAGACAGTTAAGAAGGCTGCTAAGAAGAAATGAGTGTACTCAATCAGGGCAAACCAGCACGTATGCGTTCTGTGTATGGTCACAACAGTGGCACTGCTACAGAGGTTGTATATACATGCCCTGCTAATTGTGTAGCTGAGGTTACATTCATCCACATAGTTAATGGTGGTGGGAGTACAAACTCTGTAGATGTAGAGTGGTATGTAGCAGCTGATTCTTACACGTCTCACTTTCTGTCAGGCAAGAGTCTAGGTGCAGGCGATTACATTACCTTCACAAACATTGATCTAGTACTACAGCCAGGTGACAAGATACAAAACGTTTCCGTTTCCGCTGGTCATATCGACACTATCCTTACTGTAACTGAGACCTTTGTACCTGTTGGGTAGCGGGTATTCCAATATAGCAGTTCTAAACCTTACTGTTTTGTAGTATAACTGTACATGCCAAGAACGGCATAACACAGTGGAGACTACATAATGTACTTAACATACGACTACCCAAGCCAGTTTAAAACTACCGTAATTGCTACAACCAAACGCACTCTTAAAGCTGTAGCTAAGTTCTTTATCTCTGTTGGTAACTCACTAGCTAAAGCTCAACAGATGAGAGCAGACTATTACTTACTGAATAACATGAGTGACAAGCAGCTTAAAGATATTGGTGTTACCCGTGGTGAGATCAAGCAACGGTTCTACGGAACAGACAGTGAAACATAAGAAAGTAGTGTAATGGCACGACAACTTACAGAGAATCAAGTTAAGTTCTTAGAGGTACTCTTCGATGAGGCTGGCGGTGACGTAGTGAAAGCTAAGAAGCTTGCTGGCTACAGCGATAACACGCCTACGAGGCTTATCATTGATTCTCTTAAGGATGAGATCTTTGATGGCACTAAGACGTACATGGCACGTATTGGACCTAAGGCAGCTGTAGCTTTCGGACAGGCTCTTATTGACCCTACAGAGCTAGGCGTAAAAGAGAAGATGTCTGCAGCCAAAGAAGTACTTGATCGTGCAGGTATTGTAAAGACGGAGCGTGTGGAGGTACAAGCCTCAGGTGGTTTGTTTATCCTCCCACCTAAAGAGCAAGATGATACGAGTAACTAAGACTAAAGAACGTGAGAGCATAGGCTACTGGATGTTGCCTAAGCCTGACTTTAAAGTAAAGAGATGGGAGAGAATCCCACGATTATCGCCTCAAGTACCGTTTGGTTACGAGATAGACCCGGATGATGAGGACTGGCTTAAACCTATTACTAAAGAATTAGAGCTTTTAGTACTTGCAAAGAAGCATCTAAAGCAGTATAGTTACAGGGAAGTCAGTGCTTGGCTATCAACACAGTCAGGCAGGTATATCTCACACATGGGGTTGAAAAAGCGTATAGATGTCGAAAGAAAACGTAAGTCACTTGCTGCAATTAAACGCAAGCTTGCCCAGCGGCTCGAAAAAGCGCTCAGGCAGTACGAGATCCTCGAAAAAGAAAGGCTCGGCTACTACACCTACGAAGAAGAAGACGATCCAGACAACAGTTCCAGCACAGGTTAAGCCTGCAGAGTTTGACCCTATAGCTGCACAAGAGGTAGTATTTCAGCCTAACCCAGGGCCACAGACACAATATCTAGCGTCTAGTGAGAGAGAAGTACTATATGGTGGGGCAGCTGGTGGAGGTAAGAGCTACGCCACACTAGCAGATCCACTACGTGACTTAAACAACCCAGACTTTAGTGGCCTGCTTGTACGTCACACAACAGAAGAACTTAGGGAACTAATACAGAAAAGCCAAGACCTGTACCCTAAAGCTATACCCGGTATAAAGTGGTCAGAACGCAAATCTCAGTGGACCACTCCCCGAGGAGGGCGTCTTTGGATGTCCTACCTCGACAAAGATACAGACGTTATGCGCTACCAAGGGCAGGCGTTTAACTACGTAGCCTTCGATGAGCTTACTCAATGGCAATCACCCTATGGGTGGAACTACATGAGATCTCGATTACGTAGTAGTTCCAAGGAGTTAGGCCTCTACATGAGGGCTACAACCAACCCTGGTGGCCCCGGTCACTCTTGGGTTAAGAAGATGTTTATTGACCCTGCCCCGTCTAACACCCCTTTCTGGGCTACAGACATTGAGACAGGTGAAACTCTAACTTACCCTAAAGGCCACAGCAAAGAGGGTGAACCACTATTTAAGCGTAGGTTTATACCTGCTAGTCTATTCGATAACCCTCACCTTGCTGAGAGTGGCGACTACGAAGCGATGCTTCTGTCTCTACCTGAGCACCAGAAGAAGCAACTACTTGAGGGTAACTGGGATGTCAACGAAGGTGCAGCCTTCCCTGAGTTCAACAGGAATATACACGTAGTTGAACCCTTTGATATACCAGACTCTTGGACTAAGTTCAGGGCGTGTGACTACGGGTATGGCTCCTTTACGGGGGTTGTGTGGTTAGCAGTAACACCTTCAGAGCAACTCATAGTTTATAGAGAGTTGTACTGCTCTAAGGTTACAGCTACAGACTTAGCTGATATGATCTTAGAAGCTGAAGCTAGGGATGGTACTATACGCTACGGGGTGCTTGACTCCTCACTATGGCATAACCGTGGTGATACTGGTCCTTCACTAGCTGAGCAGATGAACATGAAGGGATGTCGCTGGCGTCCTTCAGATAGATCAAAAGGCTCACGTATATCTGGTAAGAACGAACTACACCGCAGACTACAGGTAGATGAATACACAGAGGAACCTAGGTTAGTATTCTTTTCTACGTGTACCAACACAATAGCACAACTACCGTCTATCCCACTGGACAAAAGAAACCCAGAAGATGTAGATACTAATGCAGAAGACCACTTGTATGATGCGTTACGTTATGGTATAATGACAAGACCACGTAGTTCTCTATGGGATTACAATCCAGCTAAAGATCAACGTTCTGGATTTCAAGCTTCAGACTCAACATTCGGGTATTAAAATATGGCAGACATTGAAGACGTAAACTTCGACACAGATGAAGTAGTAGCAGCTGAAAACGGCAGCGATAAACTCTTTGAGTCTGTTA